TAATTTTTAATATGTTATAATATGTCAAGATGAAAGAGTATGAGTTAAGTACTTGTCATTGAATCCTTGATTTTATATAAGCATAAGGCAGTTTAAAAGCTGTCTTTTTTTGTTACAGAAGGAGGTGGTAGCATTGAAATTAAATACTAGACAAAAGGCTTTTTGTGAATATTATGTAGCTTGTGGAAATGCTACTGAATCCGCAATAAAGGCTGGGTATAAAGAAAAGTATGCAGGTGTAAATGCTGATAAATTACTAAAGAATACTAATGTTTCTAAATATATAAAAAAGATAATGGAAGAACATGCAAATAATAGAATAGCTAAAGCTGAAGAGATACTGGAGTTCTTAACTGCAACTTTAAGAGGAGAAGTAACTGAAGAAGTAGTAGTGGGAGGATTTGGAAAATCAGCAACAGAAAAAATAATTAAAAATGTAGATTTAAGAGATAGGTTAAAAGCAGCGGAACTACTTGGTAAACGATATAGACTGTTTACTGATAAAGTTGAAGTTGAAGGAGTTGTGCCTGTTATGATTGTAGGTGAGAGCGAACTTGAGGAGTAAAAAAGTGAATCTGCCGGAACTGGTTGGAAAAGGATACAGAGATTTTTGGAACTTCAAGGGAAGGTATAAGGTAGTAAAAGGATCAAGAGCAAGTAAGAAAAGTAAGACAACGGCATTATGGATAGTCTACAATATGATGAAATATAGGAATGCAAATACTCTTGTTGTACGCAAGGTGTACAGGACTTTGAAAGACAGTTGTTATTCAGATTTAAAATGGGCAATACATAGATTGAAGGTTCAAGACTATTGGGAGTTAAAAGAAAGTCCACTTGAAATAACATATAAACCTACTGGGCAAAAGATTTTATTTAGAGGTTTCGATGATCCATTAAAAATCACATCTATTTCAGTTTCAGTTGGGCAATTATGTTTTTGTTGGGTAGAGGAAGCATATGAGTTGACAGATGAAGTAGCGTTTAATATGCTAGATGAGAGTATTAGAGGTATAGTTGAAGAACCGTTATTTAAACAAATAATCATTAGCTTCAATCCTTGGAATGAGAGGCACTGGCTTAAAGCTAGATTTTTTGATAGAAAAGATAAAAATATTTTAGCTCTTACAACTAATTACCTGTGTAATGAGTGGCTTGACGAATCTGATAAAAAGCTATTTGAAGATATGAAAAAGAATAATCCTAGGCGTTATCAAGTTGCCGGCTTAGGCGAATGGGGAGTAACCGACGGACTTGTCTATGAAAATTGGAGAGAGTTGGAATTTGATTGGAGAGAGATTTTAAATAAAAGGCAAAAAGCAAAAGCAGTATTTGGGTTAGATTTTGGATATACGAATGACCCTGCTGCTTTTTTTTGTGGAATAATGGACCAGGAACAAAAAAAAATTTATGTTTTTGATGAAATATATCAAAAGGGAATGCAAAATACAGCTATTTACAACAATATAGAAAAGCTTGGATTTAGAAAAGAAATAATAGTTGCAGATAGTGCAGAACCAAAGAGTATAGAACATTTAAGAAGCTTGGGTTTGACAAGGATAAAAGCATCTAAAAAAGGGAAAGATAGTATAAATGCTGGAATACAGTTTATTCAGGATTTTAAAATTTTTATCCATCCAAGGTGTGTAAATTTTTTAACAGAGATATCTAATTATGCTTGGGATAAAGATAAATTTGGAAAAGCAGTAAATAAACCGATAGATGACTTTAATCATTTAATGGATGCCATGAGATATGCACTTGAGGATTATATGAGAAATAATCGGATGAAGACAATTAATAAAAATATATTGGGGGTGAGATAATGGAAATAAAAATTTTGGAAAAAGCGTTATGGGACTTTTTAGTGAATGATTTAGCACGGCTACAAAAACTGGAAGACTATTATGTTGGTAGACATAAAATATTGGAAAAACCTAATAGGTTGAAGGAGAAACCAGATAGTAAACTTATCCACAATTTTCCAGGCTATATAACTACGATAGCAACAGCTTATTTTATTGGGAAAAATATTAATTATAAGTTGTTGGAAGATAATTTGGCTAATGAGTACGAGATGGTTGGAAAATATTTAGCAACGGAGGAAGAACAGCAGTGTAATTATGAGCATGCTGAAAACTGTTCGATTTTTGGGCGGTCGTATGAGTTATGGTATAAAAATATAGATAATACGATAAATTTTAAAACATTGGATCCTCGAGATGTTTTTGTTATTAGAGATAATACGATAGACAAAAATATTAAATATGCGATTCGGTGGAATAAAGAAAAAAACGAAAACAATGAGTATGATTATATTTTGGAGATTTATGATGATAAAACTGTAACTGTCAATACATTTACTTCTGTTATGGATTATGAAGGGATTATACTAACTCCACAGGGGCAAGGCGAAACTAGATTACACGGATTTAACAAAGTACCAATTATTGAATTTATAAACAATAAAAGGAAACTTGGGGATTTTGAAAAAGTGATTACATTAATTGACGGATATAATGAGGCAGTGTCAACATCGTTAGACGATATGAAAGATTTTACAGACGCAATCCTAGTATTGACAAATATGCAAGGAACTGATGAAGAAGATATAGAGAGTTTGAAGAAAAACAAAGTGATGTTATTAGGAGAAAATGGAGAAGCTAACTGGCTAGTAAAAAATATAAACGACACATATTCTCAAAATAATAAAAATAGACTGAACCAGGATATTCATAAATTTTCTTTTATTCCTGATATGCAAGATGAAAATTTTGCTGGAAATAGTTCGGGCGTGGCATTAGGGTATAAATTGTTAGCACTTGAACAACTAACTGCACAAAAAGAAATGTACTTTAAAAAAGCATTAAATGAAAGGCTAGAGTTAATTTTTGATTATTTTGGGTTATCATTGAAACCGCTAGATGTTCAAAAAATATTTACAAGAAATACTCCTGAAAATTTGGTTGAACTTTCAACTGTAATAACAAATTTACAAAATGTTGTATCACAAGAAAGTTTAATATCCTTACTACCTTTTATTGAAGATACTGAAGCGGAATTAAAAAAGATTGAAAAAGAAAATCAAATTGAACAACCGTTGGAATATAAAGGATTAAAAAATGAACAGGAAAAAATAGATGAAAAACAAGAATAAAGAATATTGGGAAAAAAGGCAACTTGCACGAGAAGAGCTATCATTTAACAAAGGTACAGAAGCATACAAAGAATATGTAAAAATACTTAGTGAGAGTAAAAAAGAAATAGAGAATAAAATAGCCCAATTATATGCTAAATATCAACAAGAAGTGACAAAACTAGGTATCGACAAGATTCAAGCGAATAAATTACTACATGGTACTGAGTATAAAGAATGGCGATATAGTATAGGAAAATATGTAGAGGAAATTGAGAAGTTGAAAAAAAGTAATCCTGTTGAGTTCAGGAAAATGTCAGTTGAACTTGAAACCTTGGCATATAGAAGCCGTATCAGTCGACTGGACAGTTTAAAAGCAGGTGTTGACTATGAACTTATACAGGCAGGGGAGAAAATAAAAGGTAAAGTGACAGATACACTGACTGATGTTTACGAAAATACCTATACATCATTTGTTGAGGATTTGAATTTTAAAAAAGGTGTAATTAGTAGTAGTACAATAAAAATGGCGCTAGAGCAAGAATGGAGTGGGGCTAATTACTCAAGTAGAATATGGAGTAATATTGATAATTTAGCGAAAGCGATAAAGAATGAAGTGATTGTTGGGTTGAATAGAGGTATTAACTATAGAACTATGTCGCAAAATATAGCTAAGAAGTTTGATACAAGTTATAAAAATGCTGAAAGGCTAGTAAGAACTGAAACTGCCCATATACAAAACCAAGCAACGCTTATGGGGTATAAAGATTCTGGAGTTGTTAAATATGAGTTTTTAGCGGTATTGGATAGTCGAACAAGTCATACTTGTGCTAGTCTTAATGGTGAGGTGTTCAAGNATAGAAACATTTTGTATTGTAAATGCAGTTACTCCATCATGTTTATGTGTGTTAAGATTAATTTAATAGAAACATTTTGTATTGTAAATGTCTTAACGGTGAAGTATTTAAAACGGAAAATGCAATGGAAGGAGAAAATTATCCGCCAATGCACCCTCGTTGTAGAAGTACAACTGTTCCTTATGAGTATTCAGATGTTTTTTCTGATGAACCTGAAAAAGAAGATTTTGAAAATAATGAAAATGAGGGTATAATCAATAATAATGGTACTGTTTTTGTTGAAGGTGGTAGATACAGAAATATAGGGAATATTAATGCAACGGAGTATAAAGATGAACCGCTGGAATTGTTGCGAAGATATGAACAAAAAATCGTTAAGAAGAGCAAAGAAAATGCGTTAGTAATAGCTAAAAATGGAGATATTTATATTTTGAAAGGAGATGAAAATTCAATACCAAGTCATAAGATGACTAAAATTAATTTTGAAGACGCTTTATATACTCACAACCATCCTAAAAATAGTAATCATGAGTGGGGATTTAGTGATGATGATTTTAGTTCATTTACTAATTTAAAATTAAAATATTTAGCAGCAATTGATGAAAAATACATTCATGAGTTATCAAATGATATGTTTGAAATGAAAAATATACTAACAGAACAAGATAGGTTATTGGATAAAATGACTTATGAAAGATGGATAGTACTAAAACAGTATAAAAAAGCAAAAGAAAAAGGATTAAGGTATAAGAGAAATGAAATTAACAAAAGATAATGAAGTGTATAAAAGTTTTAAGAGGTTAAAGGAAATAGAAGAAAAAGCTAATAACGCTGAAAATAGCAAAGAAAAAATATATTGGCGTGGGGAATATTTGAAAAAGGACAGAGAATTTTTTGAACAATTAAAACGCTCTGAGTTTAAAAAAGAGAAAGCTTTGACTATTTTGGAAAAATTGGATGAATTATATTCGAGTGATAAAAAATCAAAAGAGTAGTTTAACGACTGCTCTTTTTTTTATTTGTCGTACTGATGGACATTAAACATCTAGGTAGAAAATAGTCGACAGACTTTAAATGGGAGGATAATTATGTCAGAAAATACATTTACACAGGAACAAGTAGATGAGATGATCAAAGAAAGGATTGCAAGAGAGAGAGAAAAATTTGAAAGTGAGAAAAAAGAATTGGAGAAAAAGCATAGAGAGACGATAGAAGAGTATGAATGAAACAAGGATTAATAATGCTAATCTTACCGCAGAAGAGAAGTATAATAAAAGTATCGCTGAATGTCAAAAATAACTTGATACTTCAAATACGGAACTTGCAACATTAGTTTTTATTTAATAGAAACATTTTATATTGTAAATAGACAGTTGAAGCTATTAAAAAAATAAATAACTGATATTGACAAATTTAAAGTGTGGGTTATAC